CCACCATTTAGTAAAGTTATAACATCAGAATTTTCATATTGTGTAATATCTGAACTAATTGTTGTTCCACTTATACTTATACCATCACCGCCAGTATAAGTTGTATCTGTTGTTGCTATTGCTGAACCATTTATTTTAAAACTTGAACCAGATGATATATTAATATCCCCATTAACATCTAATTTAGCTGTTGGATTCATTGTTCCTATACCAACATTACCACTAGTTACTTTTAGACCACCAGTTATACCAGTATTTAGTAACGTAGTAACCTTATCATCCGAATATGATTCAAATATTGATTCTATCCCTGATGAATATTTAATTATAACTACACCATTGCTACCATTTTCTGCCGGAGTGAATGGCGATGTTCCTCCTATTCCTCCTGCTCCACCACTGCCGTATCCATATCCATTTTGTGTAGTTATATTCCCTGCATTGCCTCCATAAGCATACGACTGAGAGACACCTGTAATACTTGAATAATAAGGTATGCCTCCGTTACCATCACTATTGCCTGCTCCACCAGCACCACCTCCTCCTCCTCCTCCATCAGCAGTGCCTTGTGCTCCGATAAAAGCATGACCATCAGTATTGTATTTTGTGGGTTGAGGAGGAACTTGAAAACCATACATATATGCACCACCACTACTACCACCTGTTGTAGGTTCTGATGGCCCTTCGGCCCCTGCATACGCCGTACTGAAGTTATGCCCCCCTATCCCACCACCTTTACAATTAAAAATAGTAGTTGCATTATCAAAAATGCCACTATCATAACCCTCATTTGCAGGGGGGGTGAGAAATGCATTATAAGTGGTTTTTGCACCGCCTTTACCAATTTTAATAGTATAAACTATTCCAGCATTAAATGTAAATGTTTTTTCTAAAAGTTCGCCAGCACCCCCCCCGCCACCATGTCTGAATGGACCACCTATCCCCCCTGCACCTCCACCACCAACAATTAATATATCACATATTGTATCAGTAGGAAAAGTTATATTATATAAAGTCGGGTTATTACCTGTATTTTGAAATATAATATATTTATTTTCAGAATCTATAGTATCAGAATCTATAGTATTAATTGATACAGATGGAGAAATTATAGGAGTTATAATTAACTGTGAAGTATTTGTTAAATTACCTCTAAAATTAATATCACCATTAACATCTAATTTATAAATAGGATTAGTAATACCAATCCCAAGATTACCACTAGTAACGTTTAGACCACCAGTTATACCAGTATTTAATAATGTTGTAACATCACTATCTGTATATGATGTAAATACAGCACCACCTTGTGTTAAATTACCACTGAAATTAATATCACCAGTTACATCTAAACTATATTGTGGATTATTATTGAAAATACCAACATTACCTGTTGGATCAATAGTAAATAATCTAGTTGTAGTATTAAATATTTGAAGGATATCATTATCATCATTTTTATGATCAATTATTAATGAAGGACCATCTCCTTCTGTATTATTAATTTGCAAATTTTCTGTTTCATATGTTGTAGTTGTAATTTGAGTAGAAGAACCAATTACATTAAGATCAGTAACAGTTAATTCACCTGTAATAGTTAAATTACTATTTAATTTAATATTACCAGATTCAATAATTTCAATGTTCGAAGTTTTAGATTCGATATTAAGAATATAATTTGATATATTATTTAAAACATCACTGTTAATAGCGTTAATAGCGTTAATTTTAGGATAACCTAAATTATCATAAGTGATTGTTATAGATTCGCCTGCGTTTATAGGAGCAATAGCATTTGCAATCCCAATGGGTCCTCTTAATCCGCGTTCCCCCTTTTCACCCTGTGGACCAGGTTGTCCTTCAATACCCTGAATACCTTGGTCGCCTTTTTCACCTTTTTCCCCAACAAGACCTTGAATTCCCTGGAAACCCCTTGGACCATTTGGAATTAATATATCAATACTTGAGATTGATGGATCACCAATTTTACTTAATTCTATTGTTTTGTTATAATTATAAAATTTTATTTCACCAATACTATCACCTTTTTCACCACGTGGTCCAATAATACTATCTGTTGTAAAATTCAATTCTTCGGTAGTACCTAAAAATGTTATTTTACCACTCAATACATTATAATAAGCACCTGTATAACCATCGCCTTTTTCCCCTCTTATATCGTTTGTTGTAAATTCTAATCCATCATCGCTATTAAATGTAATAATACCAGTTGTATTATCATAATAACTATTAGTAAATCCTTTTCCAGTATTACCTTTAATACCTTGATCTCCCCTTTCTCCTTTATCACCTTTATCACCTTTTAAACCACGGGGACCAGGGGTGCCATCATTACCAATACTCGCAATATCATCACGAGTTAAAAAACTTGAACCACCTGTAATATTAAGAGTACTAATATTTAACTTACCATTAATAGTTAAATCAGAATCTAAATAAATATTACCATTATTAATAATACTTATATTTGAAGTTTTGCTTTCAATATTATTTAAATAATTTGAAATATTATCTAATTTAATATTATTATCATCAATATCGGTATTTAATAACCAATATAATTCATTATAATTAGAAATTGATAAAACATATTTATTTTGAGTATTAACTGTATTAATATTATTATTTGGTAAAATATAACTTATATTGCTAATTAAATTTTCACATGAATATAATGTTATTTTATTATTATTATTATTATCGATAGATATATAATCAGTATTAATTCCATTATTAACAAATAGTGAGTGATTTATATTATTTAAAATTTTTTCATTTTCAATTTCTTCAATAAATAATGCCGATTGATCATAAAAATCTTTACTTATATCGGTAATATACGAATATTTAATTGGTATTTCATTTAGATAAGTAGGTGTTATTTCATTATTTGTATAAAGAGGTACAATTTTAACAATATTAAATATTGTCTGTATTTCACTATTTCTTATACTTTGTAAATATTTGCTATCAGTATTACTAGTAATATTTAAAATAATACTTGATTCAAATGTATTACTTGTTAAATTAACAGATAGATTTTGTAATTTCAGATTATTATAATAAATATTAGAAGTTTCGCTTTCAATAATATTATTAATAGTATTATAATCATCAAATCCTATACCAATATTTGTAAAATTATCATTGCCGATAAATAGATTATTGTGATTATATGTAATATTATTTTTAATAAAAGAATTATTAATATTTTTAATAATTGTATTATCTATATTTAAACATAAATTTTCATTATATTCTATATCGTTCCCAATACATATTAAATTATTTTCAGATAAACTATTAAAATTATTATAATTACCGATAATAATTGAATTATTTAATTGATCAGCAATATTATTGTTACCAATAATATTATTACACGATATAGGTATATTTAAACTTGAATTAATATTTGACAAAATAATATTAGAAGCACCTAAAATATTATTATATATAGAATCGGAATTAAAAATATTGGAATAACCTATTGATATAATATTATTAATATTAGAAAGTGTATTATTATAATCATTTCCTATTATTATATTTTCTTTACCATTATCCATATATTTACCCGCATTTTCACCAATTATAATTGAATGTTCTATATTTTTTGAAAATTGTGCTGTATTTTGACCTATTAAAATATTGAATTCATCTTTTGTAGATGCTGATGGTAAAATAGTTTGTCCTGCATTTTCACCAATTATTATTGAAAATTTTTGATCTATTGTTATATTATTTAAATTATTTGCATTATTATCTGTTGTACCATCAAAATTAACTCTCCCTTGATTATTATAATCCATACACTTTATTTTACCATATAAATAAATTGTTTAAATCCAAATAAAAAAATATTAATATATAATACAGGAATTAATATATAAATATATTTAATATTATTTTCTATATTATAATGTATTTTGTTAATTAGAATATAATCTAATAAAAAATTATTATCTTCCGCAAAACTATTCTCTTGATTTAAATTATTATTTATATTATAAATTAAATTATCTTCATAATTTTTTTTATAATATTCATAATCATTCGTTTTATTATATAATTCCAATAGTATATTAAATGAATACATATAAAAATTAATAAATTTAATTGTTTATATATTTTAGATAATATAATGAAAATAGGAGGTGCAGGCTGTGCTGTAGCTATAGAAGATGGTGTTTGTAGCAAATATGCATTAAACTCACTTATAGAACCAACAAGACATACTGTTTTAGATACATTACAAAATAATTACAGTGCTTCTGCTTATACGCAACCTAATATAGCACTAAATGATGTATCTTATTCTTCATTTGGTTCATTATCAGGTGGTGGAAAGAAAATAAAGAAAAATTTAGTAGAAAAAATTTTGAAAAAATTATCAAAAAAATATGCAAAAAATTTAAAAACTAATATTAGAGATATTATTAAAAATGAATCTAAATAATTATAATGAAGGAATAATCGGATAATTTAATTCTCCGCATATTTTTTTCCAGATTTGATCTTGTAAATATAATTTTTCTCTACTTTTCAATAATGGAAAATATTTAAGATACTCATTTAATCCAAGTATTTGAAAAAATTTGTATAATACATAACTATATGATAAAAAATTTTTTCTATCTTTAGGACAATGTTTTAAAAATGGACCTTGGATATCTCTAAACATTAAACATAAACGATCCTCTAATTCTGATGAAAATTGTGGTGTAGGAATACCATTTATTCTATTTAATATATAATTAATATGTTCATAATATTTATTTATTCTTAGTCTTTTTAATATTTCACGCATTTTTGTATATGTAATTGTTTTGGTATCTTGAATTTTCTCTTTTTTTATTTCATTTAAAATTTTTTCAAATATTTGATCTGGTATATCGGTACTTTCTTTGCCTTGAACCTGATTACACCATTCGCGAAAATGATTAATTCGTTTATAGCTAAAATGTGATGTATCTTTTGCATTTTGTTTTAATATTGGTCTATTTTGTTCTACTAATAATAATTCCTGATATCCACATTTTTCACAAATCATAATTGCCTCGTGTTGCAAACATGTTAATGTATTTTTACATTCTTTACATATTTCAATATTCTCATTTAAATTTTTTTTTACATATTGATTATTTGTTAATGATAAATATTCATCAACTAAACTACTCTTATCTGTATTATTTACTGGTATAATATTTTTATTATTTAATGCATCTAGAACTGTTTTTTTTGCTGTATTATTATTTTTTGATTGACTTTCTATTATATTATAGTAATTGAATAATATATCGCTTGTATCTTTATAGTAATCTATTTCATTATAATTTTCTATACTTTTTAACTCCTTATTTATATTATAAATTTCTTCTTTAATTTTTATATTTGAATTCCATAAATTACTATATTCACTGCTTTCTAAATTTTCTCTATTTTGTGATAATATTTCTATATTTGACATTATATTATTTTTATTTAAATTTAAATTATTTAAATTTATTAAACATTCTTGATATTTTATTGATTTATTTTCAAAATCTTTTATTATTTCATGATGCATTGTATCTAAAGTACATTTATCTTTATAATTATCTGTATTATTTAATCTTTTTTTAGATGTTTTATCTTTAAACATATTATATACATTTTTAGTATAATTCTTTTAAGTATATTGTTTTTCCTTATTTTTTTTTCTAATTATATAGTATAAAAAGATAAAATAACAAATGGGTGGTGGTCTTCTTCAATTAGTTGCTTACGGCGCTCAAGATGTATATTTAACTGGTAATCCTCAAATTACCTTTTTTAAAGTAGTTTATAGACGTCATACTAATTTCGCAATTGAATCTATTATGCAAACTTATAACGGAACCGCTCAATATGGAAGTTCTATAACTTGCACTGTATCTAGAAATGGTGATTTAATTAATAGAACTTATGTTGAAGTTGAAGTACCTGGTCTAGCTTATGCAGTCGACGAAGCGAAAAACTATTATGTAAATTATCTTGGATTAAAATTATTAAAATCTGTAACTGTTGAAATTGGCGGGCAACAAATTGATAAACATTATTCTGATTGGTTATTTATTTGGAATGAATTATCTTTACCTGCCGGTAAAAGATATGGTTATGATAAAATGGTCGGTGCTAACGGCACGGCATTATCCACGGTGGCCCTCACTGCTTCGTCTAAATTATATATTCCATTAGAATTTTGGTTCTGTCGCAATGTTGGTTTAGCTTTACCATTAATTGCTCTTCAGTATCACGAGGTTAAATTTAAAATAGATTTTGCTGAAAAAGACGAAGTTTCTATTTTATACAAGGAGGCCAAGGCTGCAGTGCAGGCGGATAGTACCGCAGACCCCCCCGTCGTGGCCGCCGATGCCATCGCCCACGAACCATCTGGGAATCCTTCCTCAATTGGCGATATTACTAGAGTAGATATTTGGGTTGATTATATTTATTTAGATACTGATGAACGTAGAAAATTCGCTCAATTATCGCACGAATATTTAATAGAACAATTACAATATACCGGAGAAGAATCATATAGTACTCAAGTTAGATTAAATTTCAATCATCCTTGCAAAGAATTGATATGGGTTTCTAAATGGCCGGGTGACAAATCAAACAAAGAAAAAAATCCTGTATTACAATGGAATAATTATTCTACTGAAGATGAAACCACAGTACAAGGCCCCAATCCAGTAACTACAGCACACATCAGACTTAATGGCAATGATCGTATTGCTCCACGCGATGGTACTTATTTCGATAAAATCCAACCTTATCAACATCATACTAATGTACCCAAAAATGGTGGCATTAATCTTTATTCATTTGCAATTAAACCAGAAGAACATCAACCATCGGGTACTCTTAATATGTCGCGTATAGATAGTGCTGTATTAGCATTAAAAATAACTAATGCCGACAAAAAAACTGGTAATTTACAAATATATGCTGTGAATTATAACGTTTTACGTATATTATCAGGTATGGGAGGACTTGCGTATTCCAATTAAATTATATTATTAAATTTTTTTTTCTTATTATATTATATAATATAAAGTAAATAATTAATGGGTGGCGGTCTTCTTCAACTCGTAGCTTACGGAGCACAAGATGTATATTTAACTGGTAATCCACAAATTACCTTTTTCAAAGTAGTATATCGCAGACATACTAACTTTGCTTTAGAATCTATTCAACAAACATTTAATGGTTCTGTTGGATGGGGGAATCGCGTAACCGCAACTATTTCTAGAAATGGCGATTTAATTAGTCGTGCTTATTTAGAAATGAAAGTAACTGGTGGTACAACTTTAGTTCCAATGGTTGGTTTAAAAGCAGTAAAATATGTAGAATTAGAAATCGGAGGTCAAAAAATAGATAAACATTATGGCGAATGGATGTATATTTGGAATGAATTATCAATGCCCGTTGGTAAAAAACAAGCTTATTACAATATGGTTGGTGGCAAAGGTATGGCTAACGCTTCAACAATGTATGTTCCACTTGAATTTTGGTTCTGCCGTAATGTTGGTTTGGCTTTACCGTTAATTGGATTGCAATATCACGAAGTAAAAGTTAATATTCAATTTGCACCAGATAGTGAAGTTGCTGACGCTGCCTCTGAAGCTGGTAAATTAGAATGCTCTTTATGGGTTGATTATGTTTATTTAGATACTGATGAACGTAGAAAATTCGCTCAATCTTCTCACGAATATTTAATAGAACAATTACAATTCACCGGTAAAGAACAAGCTAATAGAAAAATTAAATTAAATTTTAATCATCCTGTTAAAGAATTAATATGGGTTGCAGAAGATTCTACAAAAATCACCCGAAATTGGATGAACTTTTCTAATAATAAGGGCAAGCTTACTGACAATGGTGCCAACGTGGGTGATAATAACTATGAAACTATTTCTAATCTTTTAGGTAATCAAGGCACTACTAAAAATTTAATAACTAAAGCAAAATTAACACTTAATGGCAATGATCGTTTTGCAGTACGTGATGGCATGTATTTTTCTACCATACAACCGTTTCAACATCACGAAAATGTACCTAATAATGTTGGTATCAATTTATATTCATTTGCCTTAAAACCTGAAGAACATCAACCATCAGGTACTCTTAATATGTCTCGTATTGATTCTGCTACTTTGGATTTAGAGTATGCCGCGGAAGCGAACAGCACAGCAGCGGATATGGTATCAGTATATGCTGTTAATTATAATGTATTACGTATATTATCTGGAATGGGTGGAATTGCTTATTCTAATTAAAAAAATTATTTTTTTTCTTAAATAATATAATAGAGAGAAACAAAATATAAAATGGGTGGTGGTCTTCTTCAACTCGTAGCGTATGGCGCACAAGATGTGTATTTAACAGGTAATCCTCAAATTACCTTTTTCAAAGTGGTATATCGCAGACATACCAATTTTGCTTTAGAATCTATTCAACAAACTTTTAATGGTTCTGTCGGTTGGGGTAATCGTGTAACTGCCACTATTTCTAGAAATGGTGATTTAATCAGTCGTGCTTATTTGGAAATGACTACCACTGGTACTGGTTATGCTGCATTATATGGTTTAAAAGCGATTAAATATGTTGAATTAGAGATAGGTGGTCAAAAAATAGATAAACATTATGGCGAATGGATGTATATTTGGAATGAATTATCAATGCCTGTTGGTAAAAAACAAGCCTATTATAATATGGTAGGAGGCATGGGTGGAGATTTGACTGCTGCGCAGGTATATATTCCTTTAGAATTTTGGTTTTGTCGCAATGTAGGTTTAGCATTACCTTTAATAGGTTTACAATATCACGAAGTTAAAGTAAATATTCAATTCGCCGGAAAAGCTGAAGTAGCGTCAGCCGCAGGGGCATTAGATGCATCGTTATGGGTTGATTATGTTTATTTAGATACTGATGAACGTAGAAAATTCGCTCAATCTTCTCACGAATATTTAATAGAACAATTACAATTTACTGGTAAAGAACAAGCTAATAGAAAAATTAAATTAAATTTCAATCATCCTGTTAAAGAATTAATATGGGTTCATGAAGATGATACAAATACCTATGAGGATTGGATGAATTATACTGTTAACAGTGGCGTAGTCGCGGCTGCCACCCTCACAGCTAATTACACATCTTTGGTTAATGTGTTGTCCTCTGCTGGTACCACTAGCAATCCAATTGCTAAGGCAAAATTAACACTTAATGGAAATGATCGTTTTGCAGTACGCGATGGCATGTATTTCTCTACCATACAACCATTCCAACATCATGAAAATGTACCCAATAACACAGGTATTAATGTTTATTCCTTTGCATTAAAACCAGAAGAACATCAACCATCTGGTACTCTTAATATGTCTCGTATTGATTCCGCCACTTTAGATTTAGAATATGCCAGTGGAGCAGCGGCCGCGGGAGATATGGTATCAGTATATGCAGTTAATTATAATGTATTACGTATATTATCTGGTATGGGCGGAATTGCTTATTCTAACTAGATAATTTATAAGTTATTTTTTTTCTCAAATAATATAATAGAAAGAAACAAAATAAAAAATGGGTGGTGGTCTTCTTCAACTCGTTGCTTATGGCGCTCAAGATGTATATTTAACAGGTAATCCACAAATTACCTTTTTTAAAGTAGTTTATAGAAGACATACTAACTTTGCTTTAGAATCAATTCAACAAACCTTCAATGGTTCTGTTGGTTACGGACAACGTGTTACAAGCACTATTTCTAGAAATGGCGATTTAATTAGTCGTACTTATTTAGTTGTTAATACTACCTGTGCGAAGTGTTGTCCTTATTATGGTTTAAGATTAGTTAAATATGCTGAAGTTGAAATAGGAGGTCAAAAAATAGACAAACATTATTCTGAATGGATGTATATTTGGAATGAATTATCGTTACCAGTAGGCAAAAAAGCGGCTTATTATAGTATGGTTGGTGGTAGCGGAGGCGATTTATCTGCAGCGGGAAATTTATATATTCCTTTAGAATTTTGGTTCTGTCGTAATGTAGGTTTAGCTTTACCTTTAATTGGATTACAGTATCATGAAGTCAAAATTAATATTCAATTCGCCCTTGACACCGAATGTACTCAAGAAACCCAATCTGCCGCGGGAACATTTAATGCATCATTATGGGTTGATTATGTTTATTTAGATACTGATGAACGTAGAAAATTCGCTCAATCTTCTCATGAATATTTGATAGAACAATTGCAATTTACCGGTAAAGAATCTGCGAGCAATAAAATCAAATTAAATTTTAATCATCCCGTTAAAGAATTAGTATGGACCGTACAAAAGGATTCTCCAAATAATGATAATTGGATGAACTTTACAAATGATCATGATGTGGTTGTGCAGGGCGACACCAATACCTATCCTGCTCTAAATGATTTAATTGGTCCATCCGGAAGTTTATATAATCCAGTTAGTGAAGGTAAATTAACATTAAATGGAAATGATCGTTTTGCTAACCGCGATGGCAAATATTTTAATTTAATACAACCATTTCAACATCATGAAAATGTTCCAAATAATGTAGGTATTAATGTATATTCTTTTGCTCTTAAACCGGAAGAGCATCAACCATCCGGTACTCTTAATATGTCTCGTATTGATTCCGCTACTTTATCTTTAGATTATGCTGCTCTAGGAGGCAGTGGTAATTCAGTATCAATTTATGCTGTGAATTATAATGTATTACGTATATTATCCGGTATGGGCGGTATTGCATATAGTAATTAAGTATAATTATGATATTTTTTTTTCTCCTAGTATAGTATAAAAGTGAATTAACAACAAATGGGTGGTGGTCTTCTTCAACTCGTAGCGTATGGAGCACAAGATGTATATTTAACTGGTAATCCACAAATTACTTTTTTTAAAGTGGTTTATCGTCGTCACACAAATTTTGCAATGGAGGCAATAGAGCAAAGTTTCAATGGTAACCCAAATATTGGTTCTCGTGTTAGCGTTTTAGTAACTCGTAATGGTGATTTAATAAACCGTATATATTTCAGATGTACTTTGAAAAATGACAGTACCAACAAAAAACTCGCATTAGTTCCATATTATGGTTTAAGATTACTTAAAAATATTGAATTAGAAATTGGAGGTCAGCGTATAGATAAACATTATTCCGAATGGTTATATATTTGGAATGAATTAAGTATGCCAGTTGGTAAAAAAACTGCTTATGATGTTATGGTTGGTGGCAATGAAAGAAATACTTCTACTCTCCTCGATCACGGCGACTCTGTTGATGTATATGTACCTTTAGAATTTTGGTTTTGTCGCAATGTAGGTTTAGCTTTACCACTAATTGCTCTTCAATACCACGAAGTTAAAATTAATATAGAATATGCAAATAGTAATGAATTAGTAGATAACACAGCTGGCAATTACTCATATGTTGGCGAAACTCGGGAGACACAACACAACGGACACAGTGACAACAAAGATGGAACATTAATAATGGAAACATCTCAATTATGGGTTGATTATATCTTTTTAGATACTGATGAACGCAGAAGATTTGCTCAGTTATCTCATGAATATTTAATAGAACAATTGCAATTTACTGGTTCTGATAAAATTTCTGCATCATTAGGGGATGCACTTAAGAGTGTAAGAATGAATTTCAATCATCCTGTAAAAGAATTAATTTGGACTATTAGACCAGAATCTCAAACGGGTGACGCATCCACGCCGACTTTGGGTATTGGCGAAGTCGCGACGAAAGCGAGCGCACCATATTGGAACAATTTCTCAGATAGTCCATTTAATATGCATAACCATGTTGATTCTGATGGCAATGAAGACGCGGACATGGGCGCAACGAAGGTATTTGGTTCAAAAGGCGTACTACCCCAAAATCCTATAAGAAGGGGCAAATTGCAACTAAATGGCAATGATCGTTTTGCCGAGAGGGATGGTATGTATTTTTCAACAATACAACCTTATCAACATCATGAAAATACACCAAATCATTATAAATTAGGTATTAATGTATATTCGTTTGCATTAAAACCCGAGGAACATCAACCATCTGGTACTCTCAATATGTCTCGTATAGATAGTGCTCATTTACAAGTGGCGAGCAGTGTAACGGGTTTAATTAGCGTATACGCAGTTAATTATAATGTATTACGTATATTATCTGGTATGGGTGGTCTCGCATATTCTAATTAAATGTTAAATTTTTTTTTTATATAAATATTAAATTATATTATAAATTAAAGATGTTAAAATATATTAAAATTATATTATTTATTTTACAAATAAACAATTTTCAATCTGCTAAATCTTTTATTAAGCCATATTACTATTTTAATAATAATAATTTAAAAAAAAACAGATTAAATAAATTAAATGCTTTAAAAGCGAAATTATACAATAACAATTCAAATACTATAGATAATTTAAAATTGCAAAAATATCATGAAACAACAAATTATTTAAATACATTAAATAAAAATGTTACACTAAATAATAATGTTACATTAAATAATAAATATTATCGAAAGAAAAAATATAATAACGATGATTACTTGAATGAATTGAATAAAAAATATAAATTAAAAATAGAAAATAGTATAGTATCAAATAAAAATATTATAAATAAAATAAATATTGATGATCTAATAATGTTTAATAATTTTATAGATGCTATATATTATAATATAAATAATAATATGGATAAAATAATTATTGAATTTAAAAATAATACAAGAAAAGTATTTTATTATGATAGCGAATTTTTAAATATAACAAACATTTTTGATATAGGTGATAATTATGATTTAATTAATATGAAAAATTATCCCTATTATATATCGAATACACCCTTTGCCTTTTTAATATGTGAACAAAAATAAAAAATAATAATAGAGATAATAAATTATAATGAATATTTCTATAAATAGTTATAATTTCAAAATATTAATGTTTTTAATATTAATGATATTTATTAGTTTAATATTAATTATAATTCTAAATAATGATAATCAAGAAGAAACTTTTGAAAATTTAAGTACGGTAAAAAATGAAAAACAAAAAAATGCTAGAAAAAAACTAGGAATTGATTCTTCTAATGATGATACAATAATAATTAAAGGGGAAAAAGGGGATAAAGGTAGTGACGGAATTAAAGGTGATGATGGAAATGAGGGTAAAAGAGGAATAACTGGAAAAAAAGGGGAAAATGCTTCACCGCTACCGCCGATCAAATTTATAGATAAGGAAACAGGAGAAATATTAGGTAAATTTCCAGACGAAGGATATCCATCTATTGAAGAACAAGCAAAAAAAGGGATACAAGAAATTATAATACATATACCGTCTGGAAAAAAAGGTGATAGTGGAGAAACAGGTAAAACGGGTCAAAGAGGTTCGTCTGGTTCTCAGGGGACTAGTAGTATGTGTGTTGGTAAGGGGGATAGTGGAAAAGAAGGGGCACGTGGTCCGCAAGGTGCAAAAGGAGAGAAAGGGGGGGAAGGTGAAAAAGGGGAACCAGGTATTCCCGGGACAACAGCAAGAGAAGGTTTGCCTGGCGTTCCTGGAATGAAAGGAGCTCCAGCTATGCCTCCAAAAGATGGTACAGTAGGTCCCCAGGGTCCAGTTGGACCAGTAGGACCAACGGGACCATTAGATATTAGAAGTATTCCAAGAAATAAAAGAAAAGAACATAGAAATCACTTTTGGGGGTATTTACCTTTTATTAAAATACAAGATGTAACCGCTCCGGAAAGAGGCGGTAGTCGCGATGTTTGGATTCATACATGGGCTAATAATGCATTATTTTATTGTACATGGAATAATTGGGGAGATAAAAATGTTCCCAATGATCCATGGGCGAAACCTGGATTATTTTTAAAAAAAGGTAACACTTTTAAAAGATTAGGTCAACATCCTAGTCCGGGTCATGGATGGGACTTTCCTCAAACGAGGGATGGAGGTAGTGTGAAGTTTTGGATACATTGGGTTCCAACGGGAACTAAAGGAACTGTTGTAGGATTGTGGTGGGATGATTAAATTTTAGATGATTTATTTATATTATATTTTAATTTATCATTAATAAATGACAAGTCTTCATTATTTTTACGCATTTTTTCTAATGAAGAATATATAGCCATTCTAATATTTTTAACAATATATTTACTTTCTAATTTATCAGTATTTAAAAAATTATTACTTCTTTTAGATTTTAAAACATTATTTTGTTCTTGAATAGAGAAATTTTCCCATATAAATTTATTATCAACAATATCTCTATATAATTCTAAAATTTCATTATGTGAAATTACACCAGGATTTGTAAAATTATAACAACCTTTTTCTTTATTAATCATCATTTCTAAACTGAGTGGTAACATATCATCTAAAACAGTCATTGAATTGCTGATGCTACATATTTTTTTATATTTTGTTATTTTTGTGATAAAATTTCTTTCATTATTATCACTAGATATTGGCATTCTAATTCTTAATATTAAAGCATTTGTTTGTTTCATTAACATATCAGTAAAACCTTTAACAATACTATAATTTGAACCAAAAAAATTTGGTTTATCATCTTCGTTAAATATAATATTTGGATCATTAAATATACAACCGGTGCCAATATATGTAAAATGAATGTTGTTTTTGTCAGAAAACATGGCAAGTGATAATGGTATAAATAAATTATCGTTAATATTTTCTTTTAATGTAGAAGAATTTTCTAAATAATCAATAGTATTGTATTTTATAGAATCAATATAACCATGTGTTCTACCGCAACAACAATAAATATGGGTTGTTTTATATTCTAAAATTTCTTTTAAAATATTATTATCTTCAGCGCGCAAATTGGAATATTTATAATTAATATTATAATCATTTAAAATTTTAGAAAATTTTTTACCAATCCAACCATTATGACCAATTATAAAAATTTTCATATTATTTAATATAATAAAGAGTTTTTATTTTTAAATATAATTATAAAATAGAATATAGAAATGAAAAATTATTATTTAGATAAAGATGTTAATATAAATGAATTAACAGTTTCTGGTTCAATTATTAATATAAAATCAGAAAAAACTTTTAATAATTACAATAATCTTTATAAATTAAGTTCTTTAGTCGATTTAGAAAATGAAAACTCGGTAATTTTAATAGATGGTAATTTAATAATACAAGAATGGAAAAATTACGACTTAATAATCAATGGAAATACTGTGGCATGTAATATAGAAACTTTAGATTAATGTATTATAATGATAATTATAGTAATTGATAATAGATACCATATTAAAACTATCAATATAAATTAAATATGGTTTAATATTGTAAAAATTTTTATCTCCATCGCTATAAATTGATTCAAACATTTTAAAGATTAATAAATGAATTATAAGATCATTTTTTAAATTTTAATTGTAAGATAAAAATAATTATAGTAAATCGGATTCCTTCATTACCTTGATTAATCTAGTAATACCAATACCACCACCCGAACGTTCAAAAAAATTAAAACTTAAAAACTCATTAAGTTCTCTTTCAACTCTTTCCTTAGTAAAATTACTAAATAAAATATTAGCATATGCACCATCGCTAATATTATAAAATTGTTTTCTCATTTCTTCTGGATCAGTAGATCTTTGAGCACTACCAATTGTTTCAATACCATTTATAATTACATCAATTTTTTTAGCATGACCCCCATGTACAGAACTATTAGTGGCTTGTTTCATATTCCAAAAAGGGGAACTAAAATTGGGAAAATGTTTTAAGAAAAATACAGGTCCGTAATCTTGTCTAAGTTTTTCTTCGTGTTCATGTTCGAGTTCTTTTGTCTCATATTTTTCAGCAACATCAACATAATCACCCTCGGGATAAGTACCAGATGGATAGAATTTATTAAATCCTAAATGATCCAATAATTCTTCTTCTAATACTTTCATTTCTTCTAGACCCCCCTTCATTTCAAATTCGAACATTGGAAAAATTTTATCATGTCTTCCTGCTACAGGATTGGGTTCATTTCTATAACTTGTACTTACGCAGTAAAAACCTTTAGATTCTGGTTTGCTTAATAATTCATATTCTAACCACATCTGCCCGGTTTGAGGAAGAGGCCATACTTGACCGGCATAACTATATGTAGCAATTGTTTTTGGATCTTCACATGCTGCCAATATACTTAATCTACTTTGTGTATGCACTTCTTCAAATCCTTTATTTTGAAAAAAAGTTCTTAATTTTTTGACGACAGAATCAAATTCTGTCGTATTTATTATACCTATTTTATTATTACTCATAATCTATCTAAAAATTATAAGAATAATACCTTTAAATAATTTTAAAAAAAATGATATTATATATATAATTAGATTATTATGGATATTAATCTCCAATCAACATATTATTTTAATAATATATCAACAATTGATATTAATAAAAATGAATATGAAAAATTAAATAATTTTAAATGGATAACTAAATATATCGTTATAAAAAACGAATATTATATATTAGATTTTCTAATACACAATGATAAATATTATTTAAAATGCAATAATTATTATTGTTCTAAAAAATTTGATAATTTATTTAATATAACTATATTTAATTGGTATTTTAAAGGAAAAATAATTTTAATAAATACATATAATTAAATTGATATATTTTATAATTAATTTTTTTCTATTATTTTTAAATTAAAAAAATGATATATACAATATATAAATCAATTATATATATATAAAATAGATATAACAAAATTATGGAATTTTCTAAAGACTCAGATATTATTAATATAATAAATAGTTCATTAACTTTACTTAATAATAATAATGAATTTGTAATTAGTATTACTAATTTTAATAATTTAAATTGGAGCGAATTAGAATTTAATAATTTTACTAGTTCTATTTCTAATAATGATGAAATACAAGAAATAATTGAAGATGATATATTAGAAATAACAGATGATAATGATAATGGTATATTAATATATAATATGAATAATATTATAAAATATTGTAATAATGATTCATTAAAAGATATAAATAATTTTAAATATATTAATAATAAAAAAGTTTTATCAAATAAAATAGATAATTTATTTGATTATAGTATTAATTTTAATATTACTGAAAAAAATGAATTATCGTCATTACCCGAAAATTGGAATATTTTAAAAAAAAAATATATTATATATAAAAAAATTAAATATATTGACACAGATAATGATATTGAATATATTGTTACATTAATTAAAAATAATAAAAACAATGATACATTTGATAATTTCAAAAGTTCAAATATTAGCAAAGAATTACAACATTATGAATTTAGTATTGTTATTAAAAATACTGTTGAAATATCTAATATATTACAATCTATTATTAAAATGTTACAATATATTACATTGCAGTCCAATATAATGTTTAAAGAAGATCAAAAAAAAATATTATCAGAATATTACAATTTAATTAAAAAAGATATTAAAATAAGTGGTTATAATAAAAAAGATTTTATTCCATTGCTTACTCCTAAACCAATTACTTTAGAAAAAATTAATCTTATTGATCCGAAAGAATATGGCGCTGTTAGTATATTAGAAGGTTATACAGTTACAGAGAAAGCTGATGGAGAAAGATTATTATTATATATTAATAATAATGGAAATATATATACAATTAATAATACATATAATTTATTTAATACGGGTTTGATAGCACAATCTAATTTATATAATAGTTTAATTGATGGAGAATATGTTACATGTGATAAAAGAAATGATAATTCAAAAAAAAATATATATGCTGCATTTGATATGTATTATATTAAAGATAAAAATATTACATCTTTGCCTTTAATTGCTGACAAAGATAGTAATTCGCGATACAATTATCTTAAATTTGCTAAAAATTATATTGATTGCAGTAAATCTAATATTGAATTTATAGTTAAAAAATTTTATTATAATGATAGTAATAAAACTATTCTTAATTATTGTAATGATATTTTAAGTAGTTATAAAACATATCCATATGATATAGATGGTTTGATTTTCACACCCGCCAAACTTGCTTTATATTCTTATTATAGTAATAAACCACTTCAATTAACAGATAATGTAAGATGGGATCGTTTATTTAAATGGAAACCACCAGAACAGAACAGTATAGATTTTCTTATAAAATATGGTAAGATTATTTTAGAAAACGGTCAAAAATACAGAGAATTAAAACTGTATGTTGGGTATAATTCTAGTCAATGGGAAGATATTGGTCCGAATAAAGGTTTAAAATTAAGATATGATTATAAATATGCTAAAGAACAAAGATATGCATATAGTTCTTACAAACCAGTTTTATTTAAACCTAATATATATTATTCATCAGGTGTCGAAATAGCATATGTTAAAATTAATTCTAAAGGCGAAATTAAAACAGATGATAATGAAATTATTGAAGATAATTCTATTATTGAATTTAATTATGAACCTAATAATAATATTTCAATTCATCATAGATGGAATCCTTTACGACTACGCGAAGATAAAACGCGATTGTTTAAAAGGGGGGAAATTAGTAAAACAATGAATGATCTAAATATAGCTATTAATATTTGGAGATCTATACATAATAGTGTAACAAATGCTATGATTATGGGTAATCAAGATTTATATATTAATAAAACATATAATGAAAATTCTGTAGATAAAATATTAGATTCGGATGATATTTATTATAGTAGAAATATTCCACGTGAATCTTTATTATCCATACATATGTTAAATTTTCATAATCAATGTATTAAAAAAAAATTATATGAATATAGTTCCAATAGATCATCTTTATTAGAACTTTGTGGTGGTGAAGGTGGTGATATGAATAGATGGTTAGAATATAATTATTCATTTATATTATCTATTGATCTTGTTAAACAAAATATTTATAATCCAAGAAGTGGAGGATATTCTCGTTTAATTAAAAAAAAAAATCAAAGTAGAAAAAATAATGATAAAGTATATTTTCCAGATATAGTTTTCGCAGTTGGCGATTGTTCTGTACCAATTAATACAGGTGAATGTGCTAAAATAGTCGGAGACGAAGAAAGTGAAAATATCCTTAAAATTGTTATGAATAGAAATAGAAATAATCAACATCATTTGAGACATATTGCAGGCAAAGGTACAGATAAATTTGCTGTATGCAGTTGTCAATTTGCTATACATTATTTCTTTCAATCTGAAGAAAAACTAAATGGATTTTTAAGTAATGTTAATATTAATCTTAAAAAAGGTGGTATATTTTTTGCAACTTTTATGGATGGTAATTCTGTTATCACGGAATTACAAAAAAATGGTGGTGATATTATAAAAGGTGTTAAAAATTTAGATAAAGATAATGAAGTAATAACTTGGGCTATAATTAGAAATTTTGATTTAGATATTGAAAATAAATATGGAAAAAAAATAGGTGTATTTATTGAAAATACACAAAAAGTTATACCTGAATATATTGTAGATTTAGATTTATTAATTGAAAAAGCAAAAGAATATAATCTAGAATTTATTGAATCTAATACATTTGAAAAAGATTTCAATATTATTAAAGAAAATATTAATGATACTGCTAATTTATCTAGAATTGAAAATGATATTTTAGAATTAGATAAGGATACAGTTCAAAAAAAATTCTCTTTCCTAAATCGTTATATTATATTTAAAAAATTATAAATATTAGAATAATAATTTACCAGAATATAATAATTATGATATTATATATATTAATAATATAAAAAGTTTAGAATAAAAAGTATTATATTAATTATGAATTTTTTTTACAATATATATAAAAAAAATTAGTCAAATATATATATATATATATATATGGGTA